ACCCTCTGCGCTACATCAGCCATCCACAGTTTTCTGGATTGCTTCTGCGTCACACTACAGAAGAACTACGAGAACTTGTGTGGAAGTCTCAAGAACTCTATCCCAAAATCATTCCCGGCATCAAATGGAGTGAGCGTAAGTTTCAATGGGAAGTGCCGGGTGGTGGCAGGTTGTGGATGTCCTACCTTGATAGAGACGAAGATGTGTTGCGCTATCAGGGTTTGTCGTTTAGCTGGATTGGTTTTGACGAGTTGACGCAATGGTCAACACCATTTGCATGGAACTACATGCGTTCTCGTCTTCGTACAGCAGCGTCAGACCTGCCGGTGTACATGAGAGCATCAACAAATCCGGGTAATAGAGGTCATTGTGTACCTTTTGGTGAAGTGTTGACTCGTAATGGATGGGTTGATATTCGCAATGTTGTCGTTGGTGACGAAGTTTTGACAATGGGTCAAGATCGTAAGATGTTCTATTCCGCAGTTAGTGATACTGTAAAGGAGCATTATCGTGGTGTGATGATTAACAAGAAAAATCAAATGATTTTTACCACCAATCATCGTCTACCAATGCGAACCAGTAATGGTTTTGATATTCGCCCATTTAACGAGTTGCCGGGACAAGCAAGCATTGTTCGCGCTGGTACAGAATTAATGTTTTCTGGACATAACAACGACTTTGTTTTGCCAGAATATGAATGTCGTTCTACAAAACTTAACCAACCAACTCAACTAAGCAATGCTGACTTTTGTGAATTGATGGGATGGTTTATTTCTGAAGGACACACTCTTGACAGAGACAAAGAATTTGGTATTTCTCAAACAAAACCACATCATCGCGTCACTATTGAGAACTTGTTAGATCGCTGCGGATTTCAATATCGTAAGACTGACAGTAGTTATCTAATATCTTCACCGTCTTGGTGGAACTATCTTCAACAATTTGGTAAATGTCGCGATAAATTTGTTCCTGAGTTTGTCAAAACAAGTTGTAACTTGGACAAGTTCTTTGCTGCAGTGATGAGTGGTGATGGACATTGGCGCAAAGAAGGCGATAGCGGTATCTACTACACTCTTTCTTACGCTCTTGCCAATGACGTTGCCGAGATTGCAGTATTGTTGGGCTATTCTGTCAATGTCAATTCCCGACAGCGTAACAATCGCAATGATCGTTGCTATGAAATTAGTGTGTCAAAGACCCGATCTTATGTTGAGATGAACACGGGTAATCACATCTACTCTGTTGCTACTAAAAATAGCAAAATTAATGTAGACAAAGAATACTTTGACGGTACAGTTTATTGCCTCACTGTGCCAGAAACTGAAGTATTTTTCATTCGACAAAATGGTTATGTGTGGTTAAGTGGAAACACATGGGTTAAGAAGATGTTCATTGACCCTGCGCCGCCTAATCAAGCCTTCTGGGCTACTGACATTGACACTGGTGATGTCATGACATACCCTGAAGGACATAGTAGGGCAGGGCAACCGTTGTTTAAGCGACGATTTATCCCTGCAAAACTGTCTGATAACCCATATTTGACCAAATCTGGTGACTATGAAACAATGCTTTTGTCGTTGCCAGAGCATCAAAGGCGTCAACTACTAGAAGGAGATTGGGATGTTGCGGAAGGTGCTGCATTTCCTGAGTTCAAACGATCAATTCACGTGGTTGAGCCTTATTCTATTCCTTCCGATTGGACTCGTTTTCGTGCTTGCGACTACGGCTATGGTAGTTTTACTGCTGTGCTATGGTTTGCTGTTGCTCCTGACGAGTCTTTGGTGGTCTATCGCGAGCTATATGTCACAAAAGTGCTTGCCGAAGACTTGGCAGAACAGATTTTGAAGCTTGAAGCTGGTGAACGTATTCGATATGGGGTTCTAGATAGCTCATGTTGGGCAAAACGTGGTGATACAGGCCCGTCTATCGCTGAAAGAATGATTTTAAGGGGATGTAAGTGGCGTCCTTCTGATCGTAGTGCTGGTAGTCGTGTTGCGGGTAAGAATGAAATACATCGACGTCTTCAAATTGATCAATTTACAGGGCATCCGCGCATAACATTCTTTCAAAACTGTACACAAACCATTGCTGATTTGCCAACAATACCATTAGATAAGGCAAATCCAGAAGATGTTGACACTAAAGTTAAGAACGACCACACATACGATGCTTTTCGATACGGTGTTATGACTCGTCCACGTAGTGCAAACATCTTTGATTTTGACCCAGCTAAACAATCGCGTGGTATAACGCCCGTCGATGCTGTCTTTGGATATTAATTAGGACTTAATTATGGCTATTCGTAACGATAACAATTTCATTGACGATAAATCTATTGGTCTACCAGATGACAGCGGTGAAACCACGTTTGCTGGTGGTTCGCTCATCAATTTCGTCAAAGAACGATATAGTCGTTCGAAGCAATCTCGTCGTTACGATGAAGAACGTTGGCTTCGTGCCTATCGCAACTATCGCGGCATCTATGGTCCCGATATGAAGTTTACAGAGACTGAGAAGTCTCGCGTATTCATCAAAGTTACTAAAACAAAGGTGTTGGCGGCATATGGTCAAATCATTGATGTATTGTTTTCCGGTAGCAAGTTTCCTCTTTCTGTTGATCCTACTCCGCAACCGCTAGGCATTGCTGAGCATGTCCACATCGACGTTGCTGAAGAACAAAAGAAGGCTGCTGGACAGCCTGTAGCGCCTTCTATTGACATTACAAAGCCTCTTCCCCCCGGCACCAAGATTTCTGATTTGTTGGGATCGATGAAGAATGCTTTCAAAGGGCTTAATGTCAAAGAAGGTGCAGGCAAACTACCTACGCAGGTAACGTTTTCTCCAGCACAAGTTGCTGCACAGAAGATGGACAAGAAGATTCGTGATCAGCTTGATGAAAGCAAGGCTGCGACACATCTTCGTTCTACATCGTTTGAGCTTGCCCTATTTGGTACAGGTATTATGAAGGGTCCGTTTGCAGTGGATAAGGAATATCCGCGTTGGGAAAACGGTAAATATAAGCCCATTCTAAAAACTATGCCGAAGGCGCAGCACGTTAGCGTCTGGAATAGCTACGTCGATCCTGATGCCAGCAACATCGATGAGTCTTCATATTTCATTGAGCGTCATAAGCTGAATAAGACTCAGTTGCTTGAGTTGAAGCGTCGGCCTATGTTTCGTAACAGCGTCATTGACGCACTTGTTGCTGACGGTCCCAACTATACAAAGGAATATTGGGAAGACGATTTGAGCGATTATCAGCCCAACATGGGTGTTGAACGTTGGGAAGTTTTGGAATATTGGGGAAATGTCGATATTGAATTGCTTCGTGATAATGACATCGATATTCCTTCTGAGTTTGAGGACAGCGTTGAATTGCAGGCAAACATCTGGTTTAGTGGTGGCAAAATCATACGTCTTGTCCTCAATCCTTTTAAGCCTGCTCGTATTCCCTACTACGTGGTGCCATATGAGCTAAATCCGTACTCGATGTTTGGTGTTGGCGTCTCTGAGAACATGGACGACACACAAACTTTGATGAACGGATTTATGCGGCTTGCTGTAGACAACGCTGTGCTTTCTGGAAATCTCGTATTTGAGATTGACGAAACCAATCTAGTGCCGGGTCAAGACCTCACTGTCTATCCCGGCAAAGTGTTTCGTCGTCAAGGTGGCGCACCCGGTCAAGCCTTGTTTGGAACATCGTTTCCTAACGTAGCTCAAACCAATCTTCAGCTATTTGATAAGGCGCGAGTGCTTGCCGATGAGTCTACGGGCATGCCTTCGTTTGCTCATGGACAAACAGGCGTAAGCGGTGTTGGTCGCACATCATCTGGCATTTCCATGCTGATGAATGCTGCCTCCATCAACATCAAAACTGTTATCAAGAACATGGACGACTATTTGCTTCGTCCTATTGGTGAAGCTTTCTTTAGCTTCAACATGCAGTTTGATCCTGATCCTGAGATTGTTGGTGATCTTGAAGTTAACGCACGCGGCACTGAATCGTTGATGGCTAACGAAGTTCGTAGTCAACGTCTGCTTCAATTCTTGCAGGTTGTACAAAATCCTGTGCTGGCTCCTTTTGCTAAGCTGCCCTACATTGTCAGGGAAATTGCTAAGTCGATGGACCTTGATCCAGAGCTTGTATCTAACGATATGGAAGAGGCAGCTAAGCAGGCCCTGCTGTTGCAGAAGATGCAGCCTCCTGCAGCGCCTGCAGCGCCCGGTGGTGCCCCTCCTGCGCCGGGAGAACAACCAATGCCAGTGTCTGATACGAGCGGTGGTGGTGGTGGCAACATTGGTGTTGGCACTGCTCCTACACCGGGTGAACAAGGCTTTAGCGCTGCTCCTCAACAGCCTCCGATGCAATGATAGAGAAACAATATCTTGCCAAACTTGGCACTCTGACGCAATATCACCAATGGGAAGCGTTCATGGAAATGCTAAATGCTCATATGGACAATCATCAGCGAAAGCTTGAGCAAGCATCAGAAGTGACAGAGCTATACCGAGCACAAGGTGCCATTATGGCGCTTAAGTCGCTCACAAAACTGAAGGACGAAATCAATGGGCTTCGGGAAAAAGCGCAGTAGTAAAGTTGGCGTTGGAGCCATCACTACAAACAAAAAGAAGTTGTTCGCTGAAGGCGGGATGATGGACGATGGCAAAGACGTCGATCCCGTCAGCGGCAATGATGTGCCTACGGGTAGCCTTGCTGAAGAAGTGAGGGATGACGTTGACGCTAAGTTGTCACCGGGTGAGTTTGTCATCCCTGCTGATGTTGTTCGTTTTATTGGTCTTGAGCGACTGATGAAGCTGCGAGACGACGCTAAGCGTGGTCTTGCTCGTATGAATGACATTGGTCAAATGGGAAATGCTGAAGCCGTTGGTGAAGCCTCTGATGACTCGTTTGAAGAAGACGACGACTTCGAAAACGAAATCGATGGCATCATGAAGGAAGTCGATCAAAATGAAATTGGTCGTCAGACGGAGATGGCATTCAACACTGGCGGCTTTGTCAACGCTAGCTATTACGACATTGAGAAAGCACCAAAGAATCCTGCGCTAGACATTCGTTTCTTCAAAGACAACGAAGGTAAAGACTTCTACATGCCGTTCATCAACGGCAAGCCTATGAAGCCTATGCCGAATGGTGCTACGCAGACGGGTGCTCCTACAAAAAGAATAACTCCTAGTGACCCTCTCGGCGAAGCTGGTGGTGGCGCTGGAGGAGGAGGCGGCGCAGGTGGTGGCGGTGTAACAAACAATACATCAGCAACAACAGGGTCAACAGCGACACAACAACAACAAATTTCAGACTCACAGAATGCTGGAGCAAGCTCTGGTATCAGTGGTGTTTATACGGGTAGCAACATTGCAGACTTTGGTCGTAATGATATGATTTACAATCCCGGTGGTAGCGGGCCTGCTGGTGAAGTAACACTACAAGACCTACACTCTGGCATCACTAGTTCCGATGTAAGACTTGCAACCACCATTGCTAGCTCTGTTGCTTCCGCAATGGGTATTCCCGGTATTGTAACCTTGCCCATGCGCCTTGCTATCAATAAATTTGGTGCTGATAAATACAATGAATGGATTGGTAAAGTTAATCAAGAAATTGTGGGCGACGCTGGTGGAATTGATACATCCACTACAGAAGGTAGAGCCGGTGCAGCTTCACAGATTGATCAGCTTACAGACAACACCTCTTCTAAGCCTGCAGCGTCTGCTGGTGCCATTGGTACAGGCAGCATTGCCGCCCAAGCAAGTGCTGCTGTATCAGACGCGCTAAGGGGCACTGGTCTTTCTGACGAGCAGATTGGCACATTTGCACAACGTGCTGCAGATGCTATCATTAGTGGTGCTGATCAAAATAATGCCATCAACAACGCAAAGAATGCTGCGGTCGATGCTATTCAAGAAAAATTTAGTGATCAATTTGGTCTAGCCAATGTAACCAGAGAAGACATTGTAAACACCGTCTTCAATCGTCAAGCAGAAACACAAACAAGTGTTGTCGATACAGGCTTTAGCATGCCATATGAAGCTCCAGCATTTGACAGCATTGACAATTTTAGTTCTGACTTCAGAGGATTTGACAACGTTGACTCGTTTGATATAGACTTCTGGGGTTGGGATAATTTTGGTGGCGGCTACGACGGAGGCTATGGCATCGGCGGTGGTAGCTATGGCGGCTACGACGGAGGCTATGGTGGTGGCGGCGGTGGTGGTGGATTTAAGCCGGAAACGTTTCAACTCAACTAAAACCAATCTACATATTGTTACTCACCAAATTATTTCCAAATAATCATTAAAGGAATTCTTAACACATGTCAAATGCAATTGCAGTACCTGTACAAACTAAGGTGGCTCCGTTTTCTCTGCGCCGCAATGCACTAGAAGATCGCATCAAGAAAGACGAGGAAGAACTTGAAAACCTCAAATCCAACGTCAATGATAAAGAAGCTAAGGAAGAAACTTCTGACGAAAATTTGTCGGCAGAAGAGAAAACTTTCAAGAAGCGTTACGGCGATCTTCGTCGGCATTCGCAAAAGGTTGAAGACGATCTTCGAAAAGAAGTCGATGAACTGAAAGCACTTGTTCAAAAGACTACAGAGAAGCAGATGAAGCTGCCTGCGCGTGATGAAGACATTGATATGTGGGCAAAGCAATATCCTGATGTCTATCGCATTGTTGAAAGCATTGCGCTGAAGAAGGCAAAGGAAACGCAGAAGTCTCTTGAAGAGCGTATGCGTAAGGTTGATGAGAGTGAGCGAGAAACGTCACGCGAAAAAGCACGTGTCGAATTGCTGAAGCTGCATCCCGACTTCGATAAGATTGAAGACAACGAAGACTTCCACAATTGGGCAGAAGAGCAACCAAAATGGGTACAGGATGCGTTGTATGAGAACGATGATGACTTCCGCTCTGCGGCACGTGTCATCGATCTTTACAAGGCAGATCGAAACATCAGCAAGCGTAAGGCGTCAGAGGATAAGTCTGCTGCACAGGCTGTTAACACCCGTGGCCGATCTACTCCGAATGCAACGGCAGATCAAGAAGGCGTTTTCTACGAAAGCCAAGTGCAGAAGATGTCCATCACTGAATACGAAGCAAATCAAGAAAACATTGTCAAAGCAATGCGTTCTGGTAAATTTGTGTACGATATTTCAGGAAATGCGCGTTAACGCTTGACACAGAATAGAAATTCTGTTCTAACGGGGACGTTGTCAAAAATGGCAACGTCTTTTTTGTTTCTGTCAAGTGTTGTATCGACAACCCAAGCAGATAGCCGTTGTAGTTAATTGAAACTAGATCAGTTAAGTATAACCACCTATTTCTCGCAAGGCCCGATAAAATCCTAAGACAGTATTAAATGCTAATATAGGAGAAATCATCATGGCATTTGCTGCTGCTCCGGGTTGGGGCAATCTTCCTAATGGTAACTGGTCGCCGGTTATCTATTCCAAGCAAGTTCAGCTTGCTTTCCGTAAGTCTTCCGTTGTTGAAGCTATCACCAATAATGACTACTTTGGCGAAATCGCCAATGTGGGCGACTCGGTGAAGATCATCAAGGAACCTGAAATCTCTGTCAAGAACTATGCGCGTGGCACTCAAGTGACGGCGCAAGACCTCGACGACAGCGACTTCACTCTGGTGGTCGATAAGTCTGCCTATTTCGCTTTCAAGGTGGATGACATTGAGTCTTCGCAGTCGCACATCAATTGGATGTCTCTGGCGTCTGATCGTGCTGCCTATCGTCTGAAGGACAACTACGACCAAGACGTTCTGGGCTACATGACGGGCTTCCAACAGGCTGCTCTGAATGCTAACGCCACTGTGGCTCGTACCACCGCTTCTGGCACGGCTGCTGTTGCTACGGCTGACAGCGATGAGTTGCTGGCTACGATGAAGCTGAAGAAGGGTTCTTTCGCTAGCATCACGACGGCGTCTGCTGGTGAGCATTCTATCCCTGTGACTCCGCGTCTGCCGGGTACGACTTCTCTGCCGACTGATCGTGTGTCGCCGCTGATGATCATCTCTCGCATGTCTCGTCTGCTGGATCAACAGAACGTTGACTCCAATGGTCGCTTCCTTGTGGTTGACCCGATCTTCGTGGAAATGCTGAAGGACGAAGACAGCCGTCTGCTCAACAGCGACTTCGGTGGCTCTGGTCTGCAGAACGGTCTTGTGCTGAGCAACCTGCACGGCTTCAAGGTGTATGTGTCGAACAACCTGCCTGCTATCGGCACCGGTCCCGGCACTGCTGGCACGGCTAACCAGAACGACAACTACGGCATCATCGTTGCCGGTCATGAGTCGGCTGTGGCTACTGCTGAGACCATCACCAAGACCGAAACCTATCGCGATCCTGACAGCTTTGCTGACATCGTTCGTGGTATGCATGTCTACGGAAGGAAATTACTGAGGCCGGAGGCTATCGTTCGCGGAAAGTACAACGTAGCGTAGTAATGTGGTAGACTGAGCGAATGACGACTCCACTTACTCTCCGTGATAATCATCCGTACAAAAACGGAAGAGAATGCAACGGATGTGGAGTCTTCAAATTAGCTTCTGAGTTTCGTCTAGAACGTGACGATAGGGCCATTGGCGGCATAACAATGCGAGCACAATGCAACCCTTGTCGAGAGCATATCAAGTGGAAAAGTTTTATTGTTCGAGCCTACGGGATTAATTCGGATGAATATTACAGGATGCTTGATGAACAAGAAGGAAAGTGTGCGATCTGCAAATCCGATCATCCAAACTCTTCACGGGTTGGTAGCGGAAAATTGTTCATCGATCACTGTCATGATACCGGTAAAGTTCGTGGACTTCTTTGTTCAAAGTGCAATCACGCAATCGGACTACTAAACGACGATGTTGATATTTTGCTCTCTGCAATTGAATACATAAACTCTCGAAAGGAAATATAATGGCTGCTGTTCAATCTCTTCGTAATCGCGCCTATGTTGTGGAAAAGGATGTGTCGCTTGCCGCCACTTCTGGCACCGCCGTAGGCATCGCTGTGGGCGCTGGCACTCTGGTGTTGGCTGTCGGTTTCCAAAACTATACTGTGGTGCCTGATATCACCACGTATACGATGGACATCACCGATGGCACCACCGTATTCGCCAACGACCTCAACTTCGACAACACCGCTGCCAACTCTATCAAGATTGGTACCACGGCTGGTGTGGTCGCTGCTAACGACACCATCGACGTTGTGACTACCATCTCTGGTTCTCCCGGTGTTATCGCTGGTCGCGTGTTCGCTATTGTTGTTGATGTCAATAAGGATTGGGCTGCTCCCGGTACTGTTGATCGCGACACTCTGGCTTAAGCTGTGTGTTAACAACAGAGACGGTGGCTATGCTGCTGTCTCTGTTTTTTTTTGTTTTAGGAACATCATGGCAATTACATCAGCGGTTTGTAACAGCTTTAAGCAAGAATTGTTGGGCGATCTAGACACTGATGTAATCAAGATGGCGCTATATACGAGCGCTGCTACGTTGGGTGCTAGCACTACGGCATACACTACCAGTAATGAAGTGGTAGGAGTAGGATATGTTGCCGGTGGCAATACATTGACAGGCGCTACTATTTCTTTGGATGGCAGTGTTGCCATTGTAGATTTTAGTGATACAACGTGGAGTGATGCAACCATCACTGCTAGAGGTGCTATACTCTATAACAGCAGCAAGAGTAATAAAGCCATTGCTGTTATTGATTTTGGCGCAGACAAGACGTCCACTAATGGCTCGTTTGTTGTGCAGATGCCTGTAGCTGATGGTGCCAATGCCATCATCAGAATTAATTAACAAAGGTAGTAAATATGGCTAATTCACTCTATCCAAAATGGAAAGAAGCGTTGCTGCAGAACAGCAGCAATTCTGCGCTTACTGGCACAGTGAAGGCAGCGCTTGTTGACACTGGCACCTACACATATAGCTCTGCACACGAATTCCTCACCTCGCTTACTGGTGTTGTCGGTACAGCGCAGACGATTGGTGCTACGAAGACGTACACCGATGGTGTGTTCGATGGTGGTGATGTCACCTATACGGCTGTCACAGGCAATAGCGTTGAAGCTTTGGTGCTGTATATTGACACTGGCACGGCTGGTACGTCTAGGTTGGTGGCATTTATTGACACAGGTGTCACTGGTTTGCCGGTAACGCCTAACGGTGGTAACATTTCTGTTACTTGGAACGCTAGCGGCATCTTCGCGCTGTAAGGAATAGAACATGGCTGACAATGTAGGATATACCCCCGGCTCAGGCGCAACTGTTGCCGCTGATGATATTGGTGGTGTCCTGTATCAGCGGGTCAAGCCAGTGGCGGGGGTGGATGGCGTTGCAGTTGATGTATCTGATGACGCTCCCCTGCCCGTAGCTGACAAGAACTCCGGAAATCTGCTGGGGCGCATCCTGCAGATGCTGATGGCACCGCTGGGCTATGACAAGAGTTTGC